AGAGTGGAACTCTAGGTTCTTGGACCAACTGTTTCAGTTTCCCGATCCTTTAACACATGACGACTTAATTGACGCTCTCGCGTACATAGATCAACTAGCGAACGTAGCTTATGACTATGACTATGAGATTGACAACCACGAAATACTTGACGTAGTAGCGGGATATTAGAATGACTGAAAAAAATAGACCAGAGTTTTTAGATAGGATACTTAATCCTGAAAAATACCCGTATATAAAAAATAAAGACGGTTCAGTTTCAACACATCGTATGGCGGCTGAAACTGACGAAAGAGGCAATTGGTATGTTTTTCCTACTATTCAGTTTGACGGTAAAAAACTAACTCAGTTTAAAACTAATAGAGAAGCTATGGAAAACGCAATGGCTACTAATAATTTTTTACCTATGGCTTCTAAACAAGAAGCTTTAAATTACGCTGAAGGAGGATATAAAAAGGGGACTGCTTTAGTAAATTTTAACCCCTTACTCCAAAAAGCTAAAACAGCTAATACCTTTGTGGATGCGGTGGAATAAATATGAGCAACTTATACGAAACAGACCCTTTGTTGATAGAAGAATCTATTGAAGATTGGGTAATGACCAAATGTGAAGATTGGCGTGACAATTACGAGTCTAACTACTCAGAGCGTTTTGACGAGTACTACAGGCTCTGGAGAGGTATCTGGGATTCATCAGACTCCAACAGGCAATCAGAACGCTCTAGGATTATTGCTCCTGCGTTACAACAGGCTGTAGAGTCAAACGTAGCAGAGCTAGAAGAGGCTACCTTTGGTCGTGGTAAGTGGTTCGACGTTAGTGACAACTACGGCGACACAGAGAAGAAGGACGTGTTGTTTCTAAGGAACAAGTTGTCAGAAGACTTTGAGACTTGTAAAGTACGTCAGGCAGTAGCAGAGACGTTAATTAACGCTGCTGTGTTTGGCACAGGCGTTGGCGAACTAGTCATAGAAGAAATGAAAGAGATGGTTCCAGCAACGCAGCCCATCATGGGTGGTGACTTACAAGCTGTCGGTGTTAACATCAAAGAAACAGTAAAAGTTAAACTCAAGCCTATACTACCTCAGAACTTCCTAATTGACCCTGTAGCTACTAACGTAGAGGACGCTATGGGCGTTGCTATCGACGAGTTCGTTAGCTTACACCATGTAGAGCTTTTGCAGGAACAGGGTGTGTACCGTGACGTACACGTCGGCACAGCGTCTCCAGACACAGAACTAGAGCCTGACCAAGACCTGACAATGTACAACGACGAGAAAGTCAGACTAACCAAGTACTACGGTCTAGTTCCACGAGAACTTCTTGAAAGCTCTTCAGAAGACGACGGTGAGGAAGATGAAGAAGAAGAGTTAGTTGACTTAGACGAAACAGAAGAAACAGAAGAAACAAAGAATAAATCTAAGTACGTTGAAGCAGTCATAGTAGTCGCTAACGGTGGTGTCCTGTTAAAGGCAGAGGCTAACCCTTACATGATGCAGGACCGTCCCATCATAGCTTTTTCGTGGGACGTAGTTCCCGGCAGGTTCTGGGGCCGTGGTGTGTGTGAAAAAGGTTACAACTCGCAGAAAGCTCTTGACACAGAGTTACGAGCTAGGATAGACGCTCTGAGCCTTACAGTACACCCCATGTTAGCTGTAGACGCTACTAGGTTACCCAGAGGCGCTAAACCTGAGATACGCCCCGGTAAGATAATACTAACTAGCGGTAACCCTCAAGAAGTACTACAACCGTTTAACTTTGGAAAGGTAGACCAGATTACCTTTGCTCAAGCCGGTGCGTTACAGCAGATGGTACAACAGGCTACAGGGGCTGTAGACTCAGCGGGTATCGCAGGACAGGTTAACGGTGAAGCCACGGCTGCTGGTATCTCAATGTCGCTAGGGGCTATCATTAAGCGCCACAAGCGTACCCTGATTAACTTCCAACAGTCTTTCTTGCTTCCTTTTGTGAAGAAGGCTGCTTACCGTTACATGCAGTTTGACCCTGAGAACTACCCCGTAGCTGATTACAAGTTTAACGCCAGTAGTACTTTGGGCATTATGGCTAGGGAATATGAGGTTACTCAGCTTGTGCAACTACTCCAGACTATGCAGAAAGACTCACCGCTGTACAACACACTGATTCAGTCTATTATTGAAAACATGAACTTGTCTAATCGGGAAGATTTGTTAGCAGCGATGCAGAAAGCTATGGAACCTGATCCTCAGGCAGAACAGGCTCAACAGGCTGTACAACAATCACAGTTACAGTTCCAACAGTCACAAACCGCCGCGCTGTCTGCACAGGCTAAGGAGTCCTCTGCAAGAGCAGTTAAGTTAGCTGTAGAAGCTGACTCAATACCAAAAGAGTTAGAAATAGATCGTATCAACGCTGTAACTAGAAACTTACGCGAAGGCGATTCTGATGATAAAGAGTTTGAGCGACGTATGCGCGTTGCTGACACTCTCCTCAAACAACAAGAAATCAAAGGTAAAACTAATGCTAACCGACAACGAACTTCAGGGCCTACTCAGACAAACGTACAACCAACTCCAGCCCCTGTTGGACCGCCTAGACAAGCTAGAACACCAGATCAAGGAGTTATGTAATGCCAAAGAGCAAGGACCCAAAACTAGCAAGAGCGGGGGTAAGCGCGTACAACAAACCAAAAAGGACTCCAAGTCATAAGACTAAGAAGTTTGTCGTGGTAGCTAAACAAGGTGACCAGACTAAAACCATACGGTTTGGTGACGCTAACATGACGATTAAGAAAGACCAACCAGCAAGGCGTAAGTCTTTTAGGGCGCGTCACAAGTGTGACACTAGCCCACCCAGTAAACTCACGGCAAGGTACTGGTCTTGCAAAAAATGGTAGGTTTGTTATGAAAGGCGTTAAACACTACAAGAAAAACGGTACTTTGTTTACAGGTAACTCACACAAGATGTCTGACGGTTCTCTACACAGTGGGAAAACCCACGGTAAAACCAGCGTACAGTTGTTTCACTTTAAAGATTTATCAACAACAGCAAAAAAGAACTCTAAAAAATAGGAGGTGATCCAGTGCCGAAAGTAGGCAAAACTAGTTATCCGTATACCGTCACAGGTATACAAAAAGCACGTAATGCGGTTAAACGCAAGGCTAAACCTATGCGTAAAACAGGTAAAGGCAAGAGATAAACAAAAAGCTTGACTTCTGTTGAAAAATATGCTAAAATATAACTATAGTTAAACATAAGGGAAACAATGACTCCTGAGCTTGAAACCTACTTCAACAACTACAATAAACTCTTTAACAATGAAGGTTTCAAACAACTCTTAGAGGAACTTGTTGACAATTCAAAAGACCTTTCTGACGTAAGGTCAGTAAAAGATGTAGAAGAACTATTCTTTCGCAAAGGGCAAATTGCCGCTTTTGCCACTATAATAACCTTAGAGGATAGCATTATAGTAGCTAGAGAGCAAGCTGAAGAGGAAGAAGAAGATGTATAAAGTTTACGATTTCCGCTGTGAATGTGGATGCGTATTTGAAAAATTTGTAACTAATGGTACTACAACCAGTAGGTGCGGTTGTGGCAGCATGGCTACAAAAACCTTATCTGCCCCGGCTTTTATACTTGATGGTTCTAGTGGGGATTTCCCCGGTAGACACATTAGGTGGGTAAAAGAACACGAGCAAGCAGGTAGTAAATCTCAATCTCCACAATGATTTAATCACGGAGTTTTAATATGTCAAGAGCGACGTTAGTTGATCTGCCACCTGAAGAGGAAAACGCAGAAGACCTGACAAACGAAGTAGAAGAGATTCAACAAGACGTTGAACAACCTCAAGATCAACCTACAATACCAGAGAAGTACCAAAGTAAGTCTCTGGAAGAAGTTGTACAGATGCACCAAGAAGCTGAGAAGCTTTTAGGCCGTCAGTCTTCTGAAGTAGGAGAGCTTCGTAAAGTTGTAGATGACTACATAACTAGTCAACCACAACAAACAGCACCTCAACAATACGTTGAGCCTGAAGAAGATATAGATTACTTTACGGACCCTCAAGCAGCCGTTAATCGTGCAATTGAGAACCATCCTAAGATCAAAGAAGCACAAGCTTATTCAACTCAGTACAGAAAGCAAACGTCTTTGGCAACGCTTCAGAGCAAGCACCCGGACATGCAGGACATTCTCAAGGATGAGAAGTTTGCTGATTGGATTAAGGCTTCTAAGATTAGGACTCAGTTATTTGTAGAAGCTGACCAGCAATTCAATTCCGAAGCTGCTGATGAACTTTTTTCCTTATGGAAAGAACGCAAGACCGTTGCACAGCAGACCGCCGTAGTTGAAAAACAGGCGCGTAAGCAGCAACTTAAAGCAGCTAACACAGGTAGCGCACAAGGCAGTGCTGAAGGAAACCGTAGAAAAATATATCGTAGGGCCGACATTATAAAACTAATGAGAACAGACCCTGAGCGTTACCAAGCTATATCAGAAGAGATACTAGCAGCTTACGCAGAGGGTCGAGTCAAATAATCTATTAGGAGATTGACTAATGGCTACTGCCACATATCCCGGTGCAGGGGGCAACACTGCAAAAACAGAAGCGGCTACATTCATACCAGAAATCTGGTCCGATGAAATTATTGCTGCTTACCAAAAGAACCTTAAACTAGCTCCTCTTGTCAAGAAGATTGGCATGAACGGGAAGAAGGGCGATAAGCTCCATATTCCTAAGCCTGTCCGTGGTGATGCGAATGCTAAGGCTGCTGATACAGCGGTTACTATCATTGCAAACACTGAGGGCGAACTGACTGTTGACATTGATCGACACTTTGAATACTCAAGACTTGTCGAAGACATTGTTGAAGTACAGGCTCTTAACAGCTTACGTCAGTTTTACACTGAAGACGCTGGTTATGCTCTTTCTACTAAGATTGACACTGACCTGCACTCTTGTGGTACTGGTTTTGGTAACGGCGGTGCAGTTGTATTTGCTGCTGCTGTTGCGCCTACTGACTACCAGCACACAGGTTGTTTCTTTAACGACGGCGGTACAACAACTCAGTACACAGATGACACAGCGGTTGCTGCTGACATCTTCTCTGATGCGTTCTTCCGCAACATGATTCAGAAGCTTGATGATAATAACGTACCGATGGATAATCGTGTGCTTGTTATTCCTCCTTCTGTTCGTAACACGATTATGGGTATTGACCGATATGTATCTTCTGACTTCGTAAGTGGTCAGGCGGTAAACTCTGGTCTTATTGGTAATCTGTACGGCGTAGACGTGTACGTGTCTGCTAACTGTGCTACTATCGAAGCTGGCGGGGATAACTCCGCATCAGCTATCGACACTCGTGCTGCCCTGCTCTTTCACAAAGACGCTATCGTCCTTGCAGAGCAACAGTCAGTACGTTCACAAACCCAGTACAAGCAGGAATACCTCTCAACTCTCTTTACGGCTGACTGTCTGTATGGAGTTCAGGTGTATCGTCCTGAGGCTGGTTTCGTTCTCGCTATTGCTGAGTAACGGACTTTTACGGGGGTCTTCGGACCCCCACTTTTGTCCCTGTCTTATACTTCTTAGGGAGAGCCTAGTTCATGGCAACTACGATTAAACTTAAATATGGTTCAGGTGCGCCGTCAACTAGTAATCTGGTTCAAGGCGAACCAGCGTTAGACTTAACAAACAAAAGACTGTATTCAGAAAACGGTAGCGGCGCTATTGTTGAAATAGGGTCTAACCCTTCTAGTTTATCTATCGGCGGCGCAGCAGTTACTTCTACTCCTGCTGAGTTAAACTATAACGACACTGGAGCAGCCGTGGGTACGGTTGTAGCCAGTAAAACAGTAACAGTTGATTCTAATAAAGATGTATCGAGCTTTAGAAATATTACGCTTACCGGCGAACTAGATGCTGGAAGCTTAGACATAAGCGGTAACGTAGACATTGACGGTGTTTTAGAAACAGACGCTTTGTCTCTTAACGGAACAACAGTTACGTCTACTGCTACACAGTTAAACGTACTTTCTGGTGTTACAGCTTTTGTCGATCAAGACAACATGGCATCAAATAGTGCTTCAAGTATTGCTTCGCAACAATCTATAAAAGCTTACGTTGATGCTCAAACAGGAGCAAGCTCTGGCACGACAGCTACTTTTGCAAACCTAGACGCAACAACTAGCTTACAGGTTCCAGACGGAGCTACAGGGGCTAGGCCCGGAAGCCCAGCAGTAGGTAATTTTAGATACAACACTACACTTAACACTTTTGAGGGTTATAGTAACACTGGCTGGGGTGAGATTGGCGGAGGTGGGGCTAACCTTACTACTAACAACTTTACGGGTAACGGTTCGACAACTGGTTTTACTCTGGGTATAGACCCTGAAGTAGAGCAGAACACGTTTGTCTACATAGACGGTGTATACCAGCAGAAAAACACCTACAGTACATCAGGTACGACTTTAACCTTTAGTACAGCGCCTCCTAACGGAGCGTCAGTTGAAGTTATGTCAATGACTGCTACTACTAGCATCGTTGGCACAGTCTCTGACAACGCTGTCACTACGGCTAAGATAGCAGATAACGCAGTAACCACAGCTAAGATAGCTAGTAGCCAAATAACTGTTGCTAAAATGGCGGCAAACAGCGTTGATTCTGACCAGTACGTTGATGGAAGTATTGACACTGTTCACATAGCTAATAGTCAAATTACTGTTGGTAAAATGGCTGTAAACAGCGTAGATAGTGATCAATATGTAGATGGAAGTATCGACACTGTTCACATAGCAGACGATCAGGTAACTGGCGCTAAACTCGCTAACAGTGTGGACGTTACTACTGGTCTTACGGTAGGAGGAGCTTCTAACGGCGTAGCAATTACCAACGGTCAGATAGCCTTAAAGAACTCTGGAACAGTCTCTAAGTTAGACTTTTATTGTGAGTCAAATAACGCTCATTACACGCGACTACAATCTGCACCCCACGGTTCTTACGCAGGAAACATTGTTTTAACTTTGCCAGCGAGCGACGGTGATTCAGGACAGTCGTTAACCACTAACGGCTCAGGCGTAATGGCGTGGTCAACCATAGGCGGTGAATATAACGCTTGGGCAATCATCACTACAAACACAAGCCTAGCTTTAAAAGGCCAGTACATTTGCAATGACAGCAGTGCAAGGACGCACACTCTGCCTTCTGGTTCTGCTGGATCTACAATCACAATTAAAAACAACGGGTCAGGTCTAGTAACTTTAGCTAGAACAAGCTCACAGAAAATTAACGGTGTTGATGCTAACGCCACGATGCCCCAAGGCAACGCTGTTCAGCTAGTTTACGTTGATGGCACAACTGGTTGGCTGGTACTTTAGGAGAATAAAATGGCAGTTATAGGCGGTGGCGGTGGCGGTAATACTCCCTTCCCAACAATAGTCTTTCAAACTAGCAGAACGTGGGCTTGTCCGATGGCTATGGAAGCTATGGTTTTTGTGATTGG